ACTTTTCTATGAGCACGTACATGGCAAGTACAGTCCTATTTGCGTGTTCGATGATAGGAGACAAGTTGTGAATATGTGGCGCCGGGAAATCGGATTAACTTGTTTAGAAGTAGCGGATCATAGGTTTTAGCATGTTTAATTACGAAAATAGTAGCTATGATGATTTGCAGGAAAAAATCAAAAGACATGGTTCTCAGATACAACAAATTGTTGTAAGTAAGGCCATGTTTCGTGTTCTAAAGTTTAAGGATTCTGCGAGACTAAAAAGAACGAGTATATTTCGGAAAGAATACATGTACTGCGGACACAGATTAATTATAATGGATTATGTACATTTGTATTATGTCGCGTTGCGTCGCTCGTTTATTAAGTACACAGGAGAAGAATAATGACAAAATGGGAACTCTTTAAATGGGGAGCCAAGAATCATCCAGGAGGCATTTTGTACGCTGGTTTAATACCTGCATTTTTTATTGCAGGCTTATCAAACGCGTCACTTAGAGATGGGATGATGGGCGGAGCGATAGCAAGTGGTTGGTTGGTGGTTTTATTTATTACAACGAGTATTTCTATAGGAAAAGCCAATATTCATCTTGTTAAAGAAGACAAAATCCAAAGCGAATTGAATAACTACAAAGAATAATGATCGGATAATAGGAGGGAAGTGTATGGAAAATAATCAGGCTTTTGTTGCGTCGTTGTGCAATATCAGAGAAATACCTGGGGCAGATAAAATCAAGCAGGCGGATGTTATGCTTAAAGGTATCAAGGTCGCCCCGGTGGTTGTAGGATTGGAGACCCAGGAAGGAGAAAGAATTGTATACTTTGACGGAAATCTGTGTCTTAATTCAGAAACTATTCTTTCTCACTATTCTGAGCTTGCCACGTACTTGGGGCGTAATGGCCGAGTACGGACGATCAAGCTGCGAGGAGTTTATTCTGACGGCCTTTGTGTATCTTTGGATAAGTTTGTAAGGTACGATGCAAAAGCTATGGAGTGGGAAGATGGGTTCGCTTTTACTGAGATAAAGGGAAAGGAAATATGTTCAAAATATACACCTCCTGTCAAAGTACAACCCCAGCCCGGAAACAAGACTCAAAAAGGAAAGACTATATCTCGAATGATTCCAGGGCTTTTCCACTTTCATATTGACACAGAACAACTTGCTCGAAACATTTACAGGATTAATCCTGATGATGTTATCAGTATTAGTCGCAAAGTCCATGGTAGTAGCGGGATAACGTCCTATTGTCTGGTAAAAAAGAAGCTGTCTGTAGTAGATAGAATCTTTAAGTTCTTTGGCGCCTCAATCGTAGATACCGAATATGATTATATTTTCAGTAGCAGAAGAGTTGTCAAAAACGGAAAACTAAGTACTGATCCTGGGTTCTACAGTGAAGATATTTGGACTAAGGCAGGGCAAGTATTTGTCGGAAAATTGGCTAAAGGCGAAACGATTTATTTTGAAATCATTGGCTATTTGTCTGATGGAAAGTGGATTCAAAAGAACTACGATTACGGATGCAGGCCCGGCGAACACAAGATACAGATATATAGAATTACCAAAACTTCTGAGGATGGCCATGTTGTCGAATACGGTTGGCAGGCCATGAAGGAAAGATGTCAGGAACTCGGGGTGGAGCATGTAGAAGAATTTTATTTTGGTAGAGCCAGGGACAAGTATGATATCATTGTCAATGATGGCTGGCATTCTGGTTTTTTGACTTCTCTTCAGGAAGGGTACCTTGAGAAAGATGTGCCTGTTAATCTGGTAAAAACTATGCCTGACGAAGGTGTAGTTATACGAAGGGAGTCAAAGGATATTTCTGTTTTTAAGTTGAAGAGTTTGAAGTTCTTGAAGAAAGAGTCCGAGGCTCATGAAAATGATGAGGAGAATATCGAGGACCAAGGATAATGAGGTATAATAGATGCTAATAGAGCTTACTTATTTTAAAAAAAGTGGAAAGTATTATACCCAAGGAAAATACGAATCTGAGTTCACCCAAATGCATGATGTGTTTGACGAAGTAAGATCCATGCCATATCTTCCCGGATTGGTAGGCAATTAGGGCGGACCTATTTTAGTTAATAGTAATAGCGAAACAGGATATCCAGGTCTTGTCAATTTGGGTGAGTAAAAAAGGACAGTTTAAATGAAAAAGTTCATAGATTTGCAAAGCAATGAGCATACTACTGATGGTCTTGAGTATTTTGCTTCGGGACTTGTTGTTGAGGAATTTCCCGATAATTCAAGTGGCAAAGAAGTATCAGTTGAATTCATTGATCCGTGGGGAGAATATGTTCACGCATGGCGTTCCCGGTCTCAAATAGAAATATCAGACATATCCGATGAGGAAGCAGATCGACTAAAAATGGCTTACGAAGGATTCAATACATACAACTTGGAAACTGAAATCGAAAGAGCATGGGATATGTTGGGTTTTCTAGGTATCTCAGAAAAAAGAGCTGGTTCTGTTTCTAACGGTATTCAGGTGCTTTCCGCCAGATACCAAAAAGAAATAGCGCAACTGAAAAACGAAATCCTTCAAATAAAAAACCTTAACAGAGATCTACAAGATACAAATGACTACTTGCGCTTGATGGTATAATCTCACCACATCATAGTTTCCTCCTAACTAAGCCCCCTAAAATTTTAGGGGGCTTTTTGTTTATTTGGGCGTGAAAGCAAAACTATATAAAAATATGATATAATAGATTAGATAATACAGGAGAAGAATTATGGATTTTGTTAGCAACCAATACAAAGACGTATTGGAAGACGAGGACATTGACGATCTTAATTACTTTTTAGATGAAGTTTTAGAGGAGGAAAAAAATGGTGGACATCCAGAAGTTAGTCAGCAATAAAGAAAACTCTGGACAAACGTTAGAAAGAATAGCAAAGGTACATAAACTAACAGAAATGCAACGTAGCTTTGTAAGAGAATATGTATATTTGGGTGCTGATGGATCTCCTTCAGCAAAAAGAAAAGCGTACTTAAAAGCAGGATTTTTATCTGAGCATAGGGCGATAGTTGAGGATGTCACTAACAAAAGTCCTGAAGCACAGAAAGCCAGAAAACTGATGGGCGTGAACCTTTCGGTTCTCATGCATAAACCTAAAATAAGACTGGCCATTGAAGAATACAAAAAAATATACCAAGCCGAACGCAGAAAAGATATTGAAATCGATGTACATAGACTAATCCACCTAAGAGCTACATACAGTATTAAAGACATGGTGGGTCTTTTGTTGGGTGACACAAAAGAAGAAGTGGTAGAAAAAGTAAAGCAACTACCGGACGATGTTGCTGCTTGCGTAGACAGTGTTATTTTTAAGTATTGGGGAAAAGATAACGGCGCGTTTACTGTAGAATTCAAATTCGCAGATAAAGACAAAAACTTAGAAAGACTTGGCAAACTTGCTGGTCTGTGGGTAGAGAAAAAAGAGGTTGAACATAAGGGGAACACGACACCCCAGATAAATATTCAAGTTTTAAATAAGTAGGTAAAAATATGACTGTGTGGACTTTTCTCGACAACAACATAATTACACTGGTCGGTGTACTTAGTGTTTTACTAATCGTTATAGTGTTTCTGGCTTTTAAGTTCAGACCTACCGCAATCGGCCCAGTTAAGTTTAGTAGAAGAAAGGCAGACGAGATCGCTGAAAGATTTCTGCGATCAGTAGAGAAGATCAGAGAGCTTCAAAGAGAAGTTACGATGATTGAGGAAGTGGAAATCATCAGAGAGCAAATGCGTTATACTGATGTGGTGTTGCAAGATTTTTTAAGAAAAGCCAAACAAGTTCATTTGGATCTAATGGATAAAAAGGTTAACGATAATAACTTTCAAAGATATGTTGAAGAACTGAATACATACGGGCTAAGAATCGAAATAGCGACAGACGATCTTAGGCATGAATTCAGACGTAGTTTTAGAGAAAATCATTTTGCTGAAAAACCTGATACTGAGTTTATCATTTATGTACAGAAACAAATTGATAAAATGTTGAAAATTATTGAAGATGCTACCAGCCATCGTTACACTTCCCAGATTCTTCCGATTAAAGAGTTAAAAGCTGAAAATCAGAATAAGTCCATGGAGTACATGGCTATGTTACAAGATGTGTACACAGAAGCAAAAAAGATAAGCGTATCGAAGCAAGATTATAAAATGAAAAAAATGGAACGAATCAAACTAATCGTTTCTCGGTATCTAACCCGAGAAGAACCTAACGAAGATATTTTCGAATAGGGGGCTACTATGTGGGAAGTAATTGTTCAAGACACTATTCCTATTTTGTCTGAAGGTTTAGCTCGTGGTGTTGTGATTTTTATAATTGCTATGGGAGCTGTTTACTTATTCGGAAGAATGGTTGGACTTGTTAAAACCGATAAACAAAAGAATACAGTAGCGATTACAACAATGCTTCCTGCTACTTATTTGGTCATGTCCTATTATCAACCTGAACTGATTTTGTTGGATTCTCCGATAAAGTTTATTTATACATTTTTAATTTATTTATGTTTTTCGATTCTTTTGTATGTATTGATTGGATTCAAGTTGTATAAGAGAGTAGATAATCTATTAGACAAAAAAGTTGCTGAGGATTAAAAGAGGGAGTTTGTGAGCGACATAAACATTGATTTCTATCCATCACAAATGGAAATGCTTACTACACGCGCAAATGAAGTATTGATAGGCGGAGCAAAGGGCGGAGGGAAAAGCTACATATTACGATGGGCTGCATTCTTGTGGGCTTTATATGTAGAGGGATTAGAAGTTTATTTCTTTCGGCGTAAGTTTAGTGACTTGAGATCCAATCACGTTTTCGGTCCTGAAGGGTTTCTTGCTATAGCAGAACCTTTCATTCGGTCTGGTAAAGCTTTTTTCAACCAGTCCGACAATAGATTGGATTTTTTTCACGGAGATGGAAAACCGTCTCATATATTTTTACGTCATGTTCAGCATGATAAGGATATGGAAAACTATCGAGGTATTGAGGCTCATGCCATTATTTTCGATGAGTTAACACTGTTTAATGAAAAAGTGTACAATTTTTTAAGAACACATGCTCGACTTGGTGGACACGTTATTGATTATGAAAAAGTTCGACAATCGTTGCCTTTTGTTTACGATGGTTATTTTCCCAGGATTTGTAGCGGTACGAACCCGGGCGGCCCAGGGCATACATTCGTCAAAAGAGAGTTCATAACACCTGTTCCTCCAAGACAAATATGGAAAACTCCTCCAGAAAAAGGAGGAATGAATCGAATTTTTATTCCTTCAAAGCTTACTGATAATACTAAACTAATAGAAAACGATCCGGGATATGCTGATAGGATCAGGGGACTTGGCGGTGCTTTAGCCGACGCCTTCCTGGAAGGTAACTGGGATATTGTTGATGGCGGAGTTATTTCTGATCTTTGGGACGAAAGTATTCATGTTCTTCCGAGATTAAAGATACCTAATAACGCCACTATAATGCGAGCTTTGGACTGGGGAACATATCACCCTTCGGCTATTGTTTATGTATGGATTACAAACGGCGAAGAAATTACCACGGTTGATAATGATATCCTGCTTCTTCCTCCTAGAAGTCTTATCGTAATTAAAGAAATTTACAATTGCAATGGTCAAGATGAAAGTACAGGAAACAGAAAAACTCCGTATGATGTAGGAGTTCAAATAGCAGATTTTGAATCACAAGTTGATTGGAAAATAATATCAGGACCAGCCGATAATCAAATATTTCAAAACAGAGGCGGAACAGGCCATATTGTTGCGGATATTATTGCTGAAGGCTACACCGATAAAATGGATCAAATAAGAAGAGAAAGAATTGATGGCGCTACTATTAGAAGCCTCATGAATATGTTTGATAAATCAGATCAGACATCTGGAAGTCGGGTTTCTGGGTTGGCCATTTTTAGATCATTTCTTCAGGGGTCCATATCGGGCGACAGTAAAGGTTTATATTTTACTGAAAACTGTCGATACTGCATATCGACGATTCCAGTGCTACCAAGATCCGAAATTGATCCTGAAGATGTGGATACAAAATCCGTTGACCATCTTTATGATGCTGTTCGATATGTTTGTATGGCACAACAGGGCGAATTTAAGCCTATCAAAATTATAGGATTTTAACGGAGTAACTATGATCATCGATGATATTTTCAAGGACATACGGGTCGGAGACTCTATAAGCATTGATGTACGCCATCAACATGAAGAATACAACGATATGTACTCTTCGTGGGAAAAATGTAGAGATTGTTACGAGGGCGAAAAAGCAATAAAGAGAAAAGGAGAAGTATATCTTCCGGCTCTCAGCAATCAAGATCCTTTGGAGTATGAAAAATATAAAGAACGCGCTCAGTTTTACGGAGCAACTAGTAGAACAGTAGAAGCTTACCTTGGCATGATCTTTAGAAAACCCGTAACATTTAAAGCTCGGCATAATAACGAAGAAACTGATGAGTTTAATGAATTCATAAAAGATTATTTGAGATCAATAACTGGAGATGGAAAAAACTTCAACGAGTTCATCCATGAGGTTACTCAAGAATTGATTGTAGTAAATCGAGTCGGAATACTAGTAGACATGCCTCCTTTGATCGTTAAAGAATCTGGGTTTGTGAGTTTACAAGAATACGAGTATATGGGAAATAAGCCCATGCTGACAATGTACAAAGCAGAGAGTATCATAAACTGGCATACTGAAAGATTTAATGGAAGAATTTTGCCTGTTTTTTATGTACTTGAAGAGCCTTCAGTGGAATTTAATAGTAAATCGCTGATACCCGAACCAATAGCCGGTTACAGGATTCTTTATTTAGAAAATTGGGACGATGTTCAAAACAGAAGGTACAAAAATATTTTGATCAATTACAATAGCGCTGAAAAAGGCGGAGGGGCTATTGTAAAAGAAGTTTCTTATCCTGTTAGAGACGGAGAATACCTAAAAGAGATTCCATTTTATCCGTTATCTGATAAAGGGCTGGACTACAGAAAAGTATACCACCCTATGATCGAAGATTTGGCCAGTGTGAATATTGGACATTATAGAAACAGCGCCGACAACGAACAAGATCTCCATTGGACTAGTTTGAAATCAATATTCGTTCCTGGAATTGATGCAGATAAGATAGGCTCTTTGCGGATAGGAGGCGCTACTGCTGTACCTAAAGACTGTACGCCTGTTTTGATAGAGCCAAAATCAGATTCGGCAATTAGAGCAGAAATGGTCCTAAAAGAAGCCAGACTTGCCGTACTAGGTGCTGAACGGATATCTCAAAAATCGCGATACTTGCCGTCTGCCGAAACAGCCAGGATTACCCAAGCCACTGAGTCTTCTCAGCTTCAAAATACAATCTTGAATCTTAGTAACATGATAACTCGTATTATGAATGTTGTCTTTTATTGGGCGAAACCTGCTTTTACCAAATGGAAAGGTGATATTGATATCGATGTAATTGTCAATTCCGATATGAGCGACGACTTAATAACTGCTGCCGATATGAAAAACGCAATGTTTGTTCTTCAGCAAGGCGGAATGTCCTGGGACACATATTATCATCTTCTTGAAAAACGAGAAGTGTATCCTGTCGGATGGACAAAAGAAAAAGAGTGGGAAGCCTTGGCAAGAACCCAACAATGGTTCCTTCAGCACGCTGCTCAAGATATTGTTATGGGAGAAACAAGTAATCCGTTTTTCAGATCGGATGAAGCTGAAAACAAAACCACTGAGAACGAACAAATACAATCCGGTACGGGAGCAGACGTAACGCCGAATATTACTGGAGCAACTTCAAAGGTAAGAATAAGCTGATATGACAAAAACTGAACAATTGCAAAATTTAGAAATCAAAAACGAAATCAAAATAGAGCAATATAAAAATGGAATATTTGATAAAGTTCTTATTCTTTATAGAAAGTCTTTATCAAGAATTCTTAGAATATTTCGTTCAGAAGCAAATCAAAGATTAACGATAAGAGACAGAGCAAGAATCAAAGGATTGATTAGGCAAGAGCTTTCAGAACTAAGACAACAATTTGAAAATCTTACTAAAAAGGAAATGGATCAGCTTATCCCAGTTCTTGCTAAAATGGAAATAGATACAGTAAACAAAGTTCAAAAATCAGATTATGTTGCTCCTGTCTTGTCGTCTTATTTGAACACTAATGTTTTGGCAGAAAAAGGCACCGTATTAAGTATTTCTGGAATGACGGAAATAGCTTTTCTCTCGTATCAACGTCAACTGTTTATGCTAGTTGATAGAATGAGTGTTTTTCCTGAAGACAGTGAAACACTGAATGATTTTTATAATACTATTTCATTTCGAACCCAAAATAGTTTGAATGCAGTTACCTTAACATCTGTTGCTATTGTAGCTTCTTTGATTAAAAGGGCCTTTGTTCGATCAAATACGAATACAATGTCTGGGTATCAGTGGATCAGTGTACTAGACGGAAAAACCACAGAATATTGCCAAATAAGACATTTACGGTTTTGGATATTTGGCGATAAGGAATCATCTACTTTAACGTCAGAGGAATACCCTCCGGGACATTACCGATGCAGGTCGGGTATCGTTTACATTTTCAAGGGAGATGCGCCGGTCCAAACACCAACGTATTCTGAATGGTTTGAACAACAAGATGAATCTACTAAAAAAGATATTCTTGGTGTTAATAGATACGAAATGTATAAAATCGGAGCAATTGAAGTGGATATGATTTCTACTATTTCAGGTAGAAGATTAACTTTACAGGAATTGAATCAAATGTGAAAGTAATTATTTTTTATTATATGCTATAATATGAACATATAAAAATTATTAAACGTTTTTATAGTTTCAGAAGAAACTATCTTATATTTATGGCCATCGATGTCGGTGACAGAGATGTAAAATACTATTATTTTTTTGAATCGGAGATTCAATATGACAATGCAGGAATTGAAGGAAAAGTACAAGGTGTTCTTTAAGGGCGACTTTATTGCGGATGAGAAGCAGTGGCAAACACTGGATGTTGATTTTGATACCGTACTGAAGGATTCAGTCGCTGGGGTCATTACTAACAGAGATACAATCTTGACAGAAAAAAAGAAACTGGAAGAACAGTTCAAACAAATTCAAGATCAGTTCAAGCCGTTTGTGGACAATGATGTTAAGTTTGAGGATTACAAGAGAGTTCAGGAAGAATTAGAAATAATGAAGAGCAAGTCAGATCCGGGGGATTTGAAAGAACTTGAGCATAAGTTTTATGAACAAGGGAAAAAGACACAACTTCAAGAACTTGAACCTAAATTGAAAGACCTTGAAACTAAATATCAAGAAGCAACAAAGTTATCACAAAGCTTAAAGAATAAGTACGTTTTGAAGATGAAAGAAACAGAAATCCGAAATGCGTTGTCAGACCTCAATGTGGAAGCAGATCAGTACTGGATGAAAGGTTTTTTTGAAAGTGCCGAACATACTTACCACGAAATGGAAGATAAACTTCATATTGAAGTACCTAATCCGTTGACTCCCGGACAAATGATGCCTATTAAAGACTGGAAAACCATTTTCCCTGGTACTCCAGAAGGAAAACGCCTTATCAAGGCTCCACTTAATGGTGGGTCTGGTGCTGGTGGTTCAGGCGGTAAGGGGCATCCAGAAGCTTTGTCTTTGGAATATCAAATCGGACAACTATTTAGAAAATAGAATTAATTTTTTTACTAAACGGAGGTTTTTATGTCTGTAAAAAATACTTTTAGAGAAATTACAATTAAAAACGCGCAAAAGCAAATGGAACTTGTTGATTCCGTTTTGGAAAATGCGCCGATTTTATCACTAATGCCTGTACAACCTACATCGTCAGGACTTCAGCATCTTTACGAAGAGTTGCTTGACGTAGAAGGCCCTGGACTTGTGGATCTAGACGATGAACTTCCCGAAATTACCTCCAATACAAAAATTGGTACTGCCAATATGCAACTTATCGGTGGAAAAGTAAAAGTAGGACAAGACAAGGTTCGGCAGCTAGGCATGACTCCTCAAGCATACTTTGCACAAAAAATTGGCCCTGCGCTCAAAGAAAGTGCAATGAGAACAGAAAAGGGAATGCTCTACAACCATATGAGAGCTTTTGCTATTAATACTCGCAACGAAGACAAGATTGCTGGCGCAGAAAGAAATGCTATTAGTGCGGGTGGTTCTGGAAGTACCAACTACTCCATCATTTCTGTTCGTTGGGAGCCGGGACAGTTTTATGGCTTGTATAACCCCAAGGGTTACGGTCAGGGATATATGTTTAACATGGAGCTTCTTTATGACGGAGCACTTGGAAACATTAAAGTCGGAGACAAAGAGATACCTGGATACGAAATGGTAGTAAAAGCAGATTTTGGAATTCTTACAGCTAACCCCAGAAATGCTTCTACAATTGTGAACATTGATGTGTCTGATGCTGATCCTGATAACTGGAGCATACCTACGTCTTATCAGATCGACGACATGCTCCATGCTATTCGTGCGAATTCCGGTGGGAGTTCGATGATCTATTGTCACCCTAAAGTAAAGTCCACTGTCTTCTCAAAGTTCAAGATCGATAAAGTAGAAATGGTTCTCGGAGACACTGATATTCGATTTATGGTTGATGCATGGGACGGAATTCCTATTATCACATCCTGGAACTTTATGGAAGGCGACGAAGCCGCTGTTACATTTGCGTAACAAATAGGGTCTATTTTGGCCCTACCATTTTTTAAATTGGAGGAAATTTTATGGCAAAAGAAATTGCAGCTAATTTGGGATTGACCCCTCTTCGGGCCTATCCTGACAATATTTTTGAAGAAGCAACTACACCGAATAACACGAGTGTAAGCTCTGATCCTATACTAGTGGGTGAAACTAATCACGGTTTGGAAATCGTTGGTAAAGCTATTACTGCTATGGGTCTTCCCATGGGTGATGTAATTACCATTGAATATGAATACGGTGATTCGTTTGCAGAATCGGTTGTATTATATACAAACACAAATGGCGCAGGCGCACTTGTCATCGCTGCCGGAACAGAATTGTTTCGGTTCGTACCGAATACTACTTTCCCTAGCGAAGGCCGAATTACTGTTACTACGGATGGTACAGGCACAGGCACATATTCTGTATGGACCGAATTGGTATCACGATAAGGAGTATTTATGAGTATTTATTTGCACCTTCCTACCGGGAAGATGGTGGATACTCTGACACAACTTAAAGATCTTGATAGAAAGTATCGTGAAAACAGGAAGGGCGGGAATAAAATCCCGCCTTCTTCTTATCAAGAAAAAGTTGCAGAGGAACCAAAAATAATTATATCGGAAACCGAAGTACAGGAAGAAATAGTACAGGAAGTTACCGAACCTAAAACAGATGAGGAAAAACCAAAAAAAACAAGACAAGAATTAGTAGAGGAAATGAAAAAGGTTTATGCTGTAGATGGAAGAACTATCTCTTCTAAAATATCTGACGAAGAAATCCAACAAATTTACGACAATATTATTGAACAAAAAAGGCTACGAGATTCAGAAATATAGGAGGCTCCTGTGGCTATAGAATTTACATTAGAAACAGGAGAAGGAATCCAGAACGCTAATTCCTATGTTTCGACAGACGAATTTAGAGACATATCTGATGCATTCGGATATGTCTATTCTGGATTTACAGAAACCCAAATAGAGATTAAATTAATGAGATCTGCTATTATACTCGATGCTGATTTCAGACATCGATATCCAGGTACTATTGTATCTGGAACTCAAGGTTTAGAGTGGCCTAGACAAAATGCAACATATTATGATGGTACTTCCATACTGTATACTGTAGTTCCAAAAGAAGTAAAATATGCTTGTGTAGAATTGGTATATCTTTCGTTCGCTGGAACCAATTTACAACCCGTATTGCCGTCTAACGGTCCTCTACGTGAAGAAAGAGTAAAAGTAGATGTGATTGAAGAGCAAAAAAAATATAACGCTTCGTCTTCTACAAGTAAAGATTATTTATCAATTGTCGAAGATCATATGAGCAGGATCACAGGAGGAAAGGCTGTGTTTGGAAGAATTCCTTTGGTTAGAGTGGGCGGAGGGTTTTAATGGCTTATGACTATGTTGCTCTTTCAGATAATGTAGCCCGTCCTCTTATTGAAAATTACGGAACTCCAATTACTGTAATCAGAACCGAAGACATTAGTAATTATGTGAAAAAATACGATCCTGTTTTGGGATCGTATTATTGGATTCATACTCCTTCCCAAACCAGATACGATGAACAGCCTGAAGCTACTAAACAGGAATTCTCAGGCTATGCTGTAATCACGAGATATAAAAACGATGAAATCGACGGGACTAATGTCCAACGAGATGATAGACGGCTTTTATGTATAGGTATTCCCGAACCAAAGGTTACTGATATTTTCCAAATAGATAACGAACAGTTTTATCATATTTTTACTGAACCTGTAGCTCCTGGAAACGCAGCTGTAGTGTACAAGATACAAGTGAGGAAATAATGACTGATGATAAAAATCAAGCATCATTGAAAATTATAGATTTATTCATCGACAACTCTATCAAACAGTTCAAAAACGTATATAAAGCGTCAGTAAAAGAATTAGGAGCCCAATTAATTGATAAAACACCAGTATATTTCGCACACGAATCAAAATCAGGTAACACTAGAGCTAATTGGAATATTTCTGAAGGATCTGTGGATTCAAATTATAGTGAATCCATAGCTGATTTTTCAGGAGAAGATACTAAAAAAGAAATCAGAGGATTCATGCAAAAACTAAAAGTTCATGATGGGACCACAGTGTTTTTGAGTAATTCTTCGCCTTCCATTCCTTCCTTAGAATACGGTTTGTATCCGAATCCTCCTAAAAAAGGATCTTGGAATACACAAACTCAAGATTATGAAATTAGATCCAACAATGGTTATTCACTTCAAGCTCCTGTAGGTATATCAGTAGTTACGGAAAATTGGTCGGATATAGTTAGAAAAAAGAGAATGACTAAAGATACCGAGTTCACAGGAGAATGAAAGAGAAATCTACAATAAATATGATATAATACTAAACGGAGAAAATGATGACACAATTTGACGTTGGGAACGCTTTAGTTAATCATATGGTCGAGTACGTAGAAGAGTTTCCTGTCGATGTTCTTTATCCTGGTGGAATTTACGAGCCTATTCTGGGTACACCTTACATCAGAATGGATATTGTGTATGGAACACCAAGTTCTGTTGGCATAGGATTAAACACTAAAAATAGAATTCCTGGATTTGTACAATTTGTAATCAGGACTCCGAGTAAACAAGGAAACGCTATAACTAAAGGAATAACAGAAACATTACATGAAAAATGGAAACGAGGAACTTCGATTTCATTTGATGGTGTGAATGTTAGGATAATAAGGTTTTCTGTTTTCGAAGCTATACCGGCTTCTGATTGGGATTCTCAAATAATCAGAATTCAATTTAGAGCTGATATAGAAAATTAATATGGAGGAAATACTATGAGTTCAGGATCAGAAAGATTTATTCAATACACGAAACAAGTAGCACCCAAAGAACTACCCGCTAGTCCTGTTTTTAAACGACTCAGGGATACAGGTGGTACAGGAATAGCAAACAACCGATCAAATCTTACATCTAATGAAATAAGAGATGATAGACAAATTGTTGTAAGTCGGCTAGGTCAAAACCAACCAGATGTAAGTTTAGCCGTAGAGCTTTCATATGATAGCTACGACGATATTATACAAGGTTCCCTGGGAGGCGAATGGATCGGTGGAAAAACCGTAGTCGCTAACGCCACAGTAACTACCGCAGGAGTGTTCTCTTTAACTGGAGTAGGTGACTTGTGGGTGAATTATAATATATTCGTCGGTGATTATGTTCTAATCAATGGCACATCCAATGTGAATTTGATTGGCAGAGTAGGCACTATAGTTGATGAAGATCTCACCGTTGTAGACGTTTTAACAGGAACACCCATCGTTACGACAGGAGCTACCGCAGATTTCACATTTGTTACAGGCCACTACGCTGCTCAACTAAACACAGCGTCCGCTGTTGTTGCCACGTACAATGACACTCCTACAGGAGCTTCAGGTGCAGTCGAACTAACTGCTACAACTGCTGGTTTTGCAGGTAACGTAACTATCACGGGAAACGGAACAGACGATGTGGCCTCTTTGGTGGCAGCATACAACTTGACAGTAACAGTGGAATATGAAGTGACCGTTGATAGCGGTGGAGCCGAAATTCCTGATAACGGAATTGAAATGACATTGACTGGCGGACTCGACGCTGATGGAACTTTAACGGTGAGCGTCACAGGATCAACTATTACTCGGTCTGCCGGATCATGGATTACTTTAGGAGTGGAAATTGGAGATAAGGTATTCTTCAAGAACTTCACTAACGCAGGAAACAACGGGTGGAAGAAAGTCGCCTCTGCTACTGCTACAGTTCTAACTATTGAATCTTCTTCTGTATTAGTAGACGAAGTTAAAAACGATGCAATAGTTTCTTTAACAACTTCTACAGGGTTCTTAACAGTAGGAAAATCTTTAGACTTCTTTGCTCTTGAAGAAGGATTTACCGATGTTTCTTCTGGAGAAGACATAGACGAAGAATCTGTTACTGATGGTGTTTTTCATCATGTTTTGGGTGCTTACGTTTCTTCTTTCAGTGCAAATATTCAACCTGATTCCATAATTACATCTGAGTTTATGTTCCAAGCACTGACATACTCTGGGTTCAAAAATGCATCAGTAGCAACTTCTTACATGGTAGCGAACACAAATGATGTTCTTGACTCTTTCACAGGAGATCTATATATTCCTAATGCTCCTGAAATGCAAAGTGTTATTACGGGTCTTTCATTTACTTTAGATAACGGTCTTATCCGTAGATATGCTTTGATGAGTAAAGATGCTACATCAATCGGAGACGGTAGATCCACTGTAACAGGTACCTTGAATGCCTACTTTGAAAATGCCGATATTTCTAATTTGTTTGAACGTGAACAAGAATTTGCTATGGCTATACGTACGGAAGATTTAAGTGGCAACTCTTATTTGTTTGGATTCCCTCGAGTTAAGCTTAATTCTGATTCTAGAGATATTACAGAAAACGATGTTACTTTGTCCGTAGGATTTGCTGCTTTGGGCGGACTTGCCACAGATAAAAAGAAAACAATCTATATTTTGAGACAACCTGTAATTCCTGCATAAGAAAAACAAATCATATAAAACCTCCCATATGGGAGGTTTTTTTGTAAGCAATGGTGAAAGAAAATATCAGCAATAATATGCTATAATGGTTCATCTTATCAACTGGAGATACCTATGAGATTTAATATCGATTTTACAAACGAAACACTTTTTGACTATGATGACTTTTATATTACACATACAGGAACATCTTTTACTTTAAAAGACTTAGGATCAGGAACATATACTACTGCTTCTCCGGTAATAGAGTATCTTTCCCAGTTATTTGCATCTGCGATTACGGGATTTAGAACAACTTCTACAGGAGATGTTACGTTTTATGTAGTGCTTGACGGAATTCCCTATTATTATGACGGAGCTGCTTGGTCTGAATCCGATGGTATTTTGGCAGAATCCAACACCGAAGCCGAAATAATCGACGAGCTTAGTACTTTGCCTGAATTCACATCGTTCTCAATTGGGGTACTCTTGAATTCCGATGGGGCTACTGTAGCCACTATTTCCGAAATCGATATTGAATACACTCCAGTAGCATTAGATACAGCAGTCGAAACAGCTAAGGTATATTTTCAGGTGCGGGATTTTTCTAATGTTCAGTCTGATATTTCTATTGCAATTTCGTGTAACAAAAGAGGATTCGTACCATACAAAGATAAAGTAATTGTTCTGTCTGGAAGTAAAACCGTTACTACACAGGATGGGTACTTGGAAGTTGATTTGGTAGAAACAGAGAGCATGGGCGCTACTGTTTTTTATACTTTCACTGTTGCAGGACTACGATTTAATAAAACTGTTCCTATTGGAAGCGCACTTATTAATGTTTTGGATTTGCCTGATTTTGGTTAAAAATCGGTGTTACCGATTTAGATATTTTTTATAGAAGAGGGGTTCAAAAATGGACTTTAATACATTCGACACGTCGAAGAAATCAGATGAGGGAACTTGGGTGGATATTATTTCTCCGGATGAAGTAACTATCGTTGCTCAGTTTAAGATTTTAGGTCGAGACAGCAAGAAGTTAAAAAGGAGACAGCAAGAAATTGCTAAAAAGAGAGAAGGAAAGAGAAAGATATCTTCCGTAGAACAAGAAGCCGATACATTGGAAACCATTGCCACTTGTACAGAAGCTTGGCGGGATGTAGTTGATGGAAAACCTGTAGAAGATTGTACAGTTATTGTGGATCAAGGTGAAAAACTTGAATGCACTTTTGATAATGCTTTAGCAGTTTACAAGAAGTACAATTGGATCGCTGAACAAGTTATTGAAAACATACAAGATCGTAGCAATTTTTTGTAACTCAGTCCGAAATATTTTCGGACTATTGTTTACAATCTATTCAACTAGATTGGCAAGATGTTGATTCGGGAGCTACGAAACGAACGCAATATGAACAAGTTTGGGACCAGACAGGTAAAAAACCCAAAGAACTTGATATGCCTGAGTTACCATCTAATATAGAATATTTAATAGAAGTATTTTATGATTTATGGAGTAGCGACGGTGTAACGTGGAGTGAGATTTTCTATTATCAAAACATATTTGAAATAGAACTAGATATGGGTGAATTATTTATTTTACGTAAAGCTTTCAGTGTTTGCAATAAATGGGTTAGAGAAAAAACACGACCTAAAAAAGCCAAAACAAAACCCAAACCCCATAGACGAAGCAGGCCATAAATAGATAGGCGGTTATTATGGACTTATCAAATGCAATGGCTAAACTAGTTATTGCTGTTGAAGCCGTAGGAGCTAAACCAACAGCCGATCAATTAAAACAAGTAGCAAATGCTGCTACGCAGGTCACTCGCGGAGCTAATACTTTAAGAAAAGAATTAGGCGAAACCGGCAAACAAATAGATCGAACTAATAAGTCAGCAAAAGAATTAAAAAAAGAACTAACCGCCTCATCTGGACGCCTAAAGGTAATAGGCAGAGATATAAACAGATATATTACTCTGCCTTTTCTTGCTTTTTCTGCCGCCTCTGTTAAATTTTCTCTTGATTTAAATCAGGGATTAGGTAACGTAGAGGCTTTGTTGATTGGAAATAGGGATCGTATTTTTGAACTAAAAGAAGGCGTTAAGGATTTAGCACGCGAAACAGGAAAATCCTTTGCCGACATAAATGCCGGTTTGTATCGCACGATATCCGTTTTTCAAGACGGAGAAGATTCAGTAAGTAGATTAAATACAGCCATTAGAGTAGGTATAGCCGGTTATGCTTCAACAGAAGATGCTGTACAGTTGCTATCTGCTGTTACTCGTGCTTACGGGGATACAACCGCACAAGCAGTTGAGCGCGTTGCTGATTTGGCATTTGAAACTGTGCGTTTGGGCGATACAACAATTCCTGCTTTATCTGCTGCTATGCAAGTAGCTACTGACCGTGCCGATAGATTAAATGTATCACAAGAAGAACTGTTTGCTGTTTTCTCTACGTTAACGGGTATTACTGGAGATGCTTCCATGGTTGCAACTCAATTCAGATCTGCTATGGACGATTTATTAAATCCCACAGATGCTTTAGCTGCGTTACTTAAAAGTATGGGATTCGAAACAGGAAAAGCAGCATTAGAAAGTATGGGATTGCTTGGGGTCATAAAATCTATAGCAAATGCAGCAGAGGCATCCGGGCAACCTTTGCAAGATTATATTAAAAGAAAAGAAGGTATGACACTAGTTAGCAGATTGGCTGGCGCTCAGATGACTGATTTTGCGACTAAACTAGAGCAAATATCGACAAGAACTGGAGCTGCTACTCAAGCCTTCGATCAGGTGACCGAAGGTGTTGCCAAATTTAACTTCCAATTAAATCAAAATAAAATGAGAATGCAAGTTGCTTTGT